GCCCTGGAATGCTGCCTGGGATGCCGAGGTTCAGTCTGAAGCTGCCGATGCGATCACGGCCGCCGCCCTGCCGTCTGCCGCCGACATCGCCACTGCCGTCTGGGATGAGGCCCTGGCCGGCCATGTCGCGGCGGGATCCGCCGGCGAGGCGGCCGCCCTGGCGGCAACGGGTGCCCTGCAGATCGGCGCCGCCGGCGCGGGCCTGACGGCCATTGGAGACACCAGGATCGGAAACCAGATCAAGCGGAATACCGCTTTCGGTCCGTTCCTGATCGTGATGACCGACTCGGTCAGCCACCTGCCGGCCGCCGGCGCGGCAGTCACTGGCACCGTGAGCCTGGACGGTGGCGCCTTTGCGCCGCTCGTCAATGCGGTGACCGAACTCGCAAACGGATGGTACGTTCCCGACCTGGCCGCCGCCGACCTGAACGGCAAGGTGATCGGCCTGCGATTCGCGGCCGCGGGATGCGATGACCTCAACCTGACCATCGTCACTCAACCCTGATGATCATCAACTGGGATAAGACATTTGCCGGCCTGCAAACGGTCGGCCTGGGATTCGTCCGCCTGTGGAGATCCGTCGGCGTGTCCGCTCCGCCCGTTCCACCTCCGCCGGTGGGCACGCAAATAGGTCGTATTCGGTCCAGGACGGATTCTGGGCTACGAACACGGTCCTGGGTGAAGTAGGAGTCATATGCCAAACACTCGTTGCGTACGGGGCAATAGCCCGCTTCTCTGCATCGCCTTCGAGGACCGTGACGGGCTGCCGGTGGATCCCGTCACCCTCCGCTTTCGGGTCATCACTCCGGAGGGCACCAGGCGCGAGTACACCTACGGTCCGGATCCGGAGATCGTGCGGGACGCTGCCGGCGAATACCACTGTGCGGTGCTCCTGGACACGGTGCGCCTGCGGGCGAAGTACTACTGCCGCTGGGAGGCAGTCGACGCCCTGGGCCTAACGGCGGCCGACGAGCGCATCATCGAAACCATATCCGACTTCAAGGAGATCTAATCATGGCATGGGACAGGTTAACCAAAGCATCGCCCGAGGAGGTTGTTCGAGGCGTAGCGGAGAAGGACGATGGAAAAGACAAGCCGAAGAAGGACAAGTCCGGAGCGAAAGCCGAGGAGATCACGGTCCGCAAAATCGAAAACGGATACATTGCCAATGTCCGCTTCCCGTATGGCGGAGAAGGTGATGCGAGAAAGCCAATCGACCGGCATATCTCCGAAGTGTCTGAGCTCTCGGCCCTGGTGGAGGAGTATTTCTGATGGTCTGGCCGATCTTCTCAACGATGCTGCTTATCGCATTCGGCGTATTGGTCGCGCTGCAGAGTAGGGCGCAGACCAGGATCGTCGAGGAGCTCCTGCAGCGTATCGACGCCCTGCAGGCGGACAACCGAGCCCTGACCGAGGCCCTGGTCCGCGTCGAGGGCAAGCCATTCGTATTCCGCAAACCGGACAAGCTCGAAGATGCCGAGGGATGGTTTGACGCGAAGGTGACCCATGAATCCAATCGAGAAGTTTAAGACCATGCTCGGCATGGCCGGCGGCCAGGAATCGGACGAGGATCCGAACCAGGAACTGCGGGCGAAGGCGGACAAGTGGGTCCCTAAGACCTGGGAGCAGGTCAAAAATTCCTACTGGGTCTACCACCAACGGATCTGGGAGGCGCGCCTGTTTTACAGCGGGCAGTTCTATTTCGATTTCGACGTTCACTCGCGCAGGTTCGAGCAGAGGCAGCCGAACGACGATTTTGTCCCGCAACCCAGGATGAACCGCTTCTCGCCGGCAATCGATTCCATCGCGAGCAATTTCGTATCGATCCCCGAGGTCGAAGCGGTTCCGGTCCCGCGCGACGATGAGAGGTCAATGGCGATCTGCGAGATCGTCAACGAATTGGCCCAGCACGCAATCAAGGACAACGCCCTGCGGAGCGACTACAAAGGCGATGAGGACAAAGCCGGTTACGCGGCGATGGAGTTTGTCCTGTCAGGTTGCTGCTATTCCATCGTGCGTCCGCAGGTCGAGGTCATCGGGCAGCGCCCGCGCCAGGAGGTGCAGCAGGCTTTCGCATACCAGTGCCCGACCTGCGACATCTACCAGACGGCACCGGAACCGGTCGAGGCGTGCCCGCAGTGCGGCGGGCCGGTCCAAGTAGACCAGACCGAGCAGGTGGCGCCGGTCATGGGGCCCGACGGTCAGCCCGAGATGGAGGACGTCACCCGCACGCGCATCGTCGTGGAGCTCGGAGATCCAGGGCACTCGTTCCCGCGCCTGGGCGCGCACAACATGAAGGAATCGCCCTACCACTTCTGGGCGCAACGCTTCACGCTCGAAGAGATCCGCAAGCGATGGAACTACGAAGCGACGGCAGACTCCAGCCAGCCCGACGGGTTCAACGTCGCACTGGACCAGGCCCTGTCGTTCTGGATGGTCGGCTACAATTCCGCCTCCGACAAAAACGGCGATGCCGCCCTGGTCGTGCAGTGCTACGTCGAGCCCGACCGCGTGAAGGATTTCCCGCAGGGACTCTATGCCGTGATGATCGCCGACAAGGTGATTTACGCCGAGCCCTGGACGTTTGTCGAGCACCCGCTCACAAAGGCGGACTACATCCAGATCCCAGGACTGTTCTTCCCGCGGTCGATCAGCAGTGACCTGGTCGAATTGCAGCGGCGCAAATGCACCTACGAGTCCCTGATCGAACTGCACGCGAAGACGAGTGCCGTCGACCCTCTGGTCATCGACGAGAATACGGTCACGACCCGACCGACCGGCCGCGCGGACAAGATCATCTACTGGCGCTCGCTCGGCGCCGGCTCGAAGGAACCGCACCGCATGGGGCATGGCGTCCTGGATCCCCAGGTATACGCCAGACTCGACTACATCGATCAGCAGTTCGACATCATCAGTGCCGTGTCGAGCGTCTTCCGCGGCGAGCAACCTGGATCCGTCACGGCCGCGAGCGCCATTCAGACCCTGCGGTCCCAGGCCGAGATGCGATTCGCCAAACCGGTCAACAACTGGATCGGGTTTTGGAAGGAAACGATCCGGAAGGTGGTCAAAAACTACCAGAGGCACATGACGCTGCCCGAGCTCGTCGAGATCTGCGGCGAAGAGATGATGATGCAGGTCCAGGAATTCATGGCGTGCGACCTCGACAAGTGCGCGGAGTTCATCGCGACAAACAACGGGCTGCCGCGCACGCGCGACGAGCGCCGGCAGGAGATGCTCACGCTGTTCGACCGCGGCGCCCTGGATCCGGCCGACCCGAATGTGCGGCAAAAGATTTTCGAGCTTTTCGGAGAAACGGGGATGATGAAATCGTTCAATGACGATGCCCGCAGGGCTCGCGTGAACGTCAAGCGCATCAAGACGGGCGAGCCTGTCATGTTCAGGCCAGGGATCGATGATCCTATGGTGCATCTGGGCATTGCGCTTGAAGCGGCGAAGGCGCTCGATTTCGAGTCCTGGCCGCCCGAGGCCCAACAATTCCTGATGGAGGTCTACATCCCCTCGATCAGAATGACACTCCAGCCACCGGAACCTCCTCCTGAAGACGGAGCACCGGAAGGGAACTCTAAGCCCTCGAAGAGGGAGAGTCCTGACAACCCGCAACCCGATCCATACATTCCAATAATCTAAGGAGCACTATCATGGGATATCAGTACACCCGTATCGTCGTAACGCCTTTGATCACCATCACAGCAGCCGACTTCGCGGCCGGCGCCGGCGTCGTGGACAATATGGTCCACAAGGTCATCCCGCCTGGGCAGTTCCATCGCGGTGTCGCGAGTCTTCGCGTCACGGTGGCGGACCGGACCAACGGTGATGAAGTGTACAACGTCTACCTCACGACCTTCACCAGGCTGCCCTCGGGCCTTTACTGCCGCTGGGACGTTCTGGCATTCCCGCAGATCGCCGCGGACGCGGCCGTACTTCATGTGGCGCCGTTCCACATCACGGGGATGCAGAACCCGAATTCCGTCACGACCGCAGGCCCTGGCGTGTCGGCGATCCTGACCGGCACCAGGGCCGTCACCACGGCCGGCGCCGGCGGAGGCATCCGCACGATCACGGCCGGCATGGTCTATCACGGTGCGCTGGGCGAAGGCTTCAGCCTGTCCGTCACCGGCGGCGGCACCTCGGCAGGACCGTTCACCTTTGAACTGGGAGTTTCCCTGTTCGCGTAGTTCAAACATCGTAAACCGTAAACCACAGAACCCGCGCCTAAAAAACGCGGGTTTTCTTTTGGAGGAATGGGAATATGAGTACTCCGGTAGCACCAGTGGCTGATGTTGGGGGTGCCTCGCCAGCACCGACCGGAATTGAATCACAACCGGCCGATAACACTCCCTCGCCAGGAGAAGGCAGCGGCGCGGGCTCGCCTCCCGCCTCTCCCGCAGACAGTCCGAACATCAGACAACTGCGAGAGCAGTACGAAACTCTCAAAAAGGAATACGAACCGTACAAGACCCTCGGCTCGGTCGAGGACCTGCAGGCGCATAGCGCAATCGCGACTAAGGCGATGCAGCCTGTCCTGGACCTGGGCACGACGCTCGGATACTCCGAAGACGAGGTCAGGGCGGCCCTGTCCGAGGATCCCTATGGGACGTACGAATTTTTGAAAGGGAAACAGAAGGAACTGGAGCAGACCGGCCAGGTGCCTGATCTGGAAAAACTGCTGGAACGCAAGCTCGAACAGAGGCTCAAGCCCTTTGAACAAGAGCGGCGCCAGCAGCAGATCGAAAAGGCCCGCGGCGTGTTTGACCAGACCTTCGAGGTTCAAGTTAAAGAGGCATTCAAGGACGAGGAGCTCACAGAGGACGAGCTCTCCTACATATACGCCAGTGCCTTCCACTCATTCGACCGCGACAAAGACGCGGCCCAGATGCTGATGCAGGGGAAGACATCGGGTGCAGTCAAGCATATGCAGGAGGCGATTCAGTCTTTTAATAAGGCGTACCTCGCCCGCTATGCCCGCGACCATAAACGTGCCGGCGGAAATCCTTCCGCAGGGGCAACTCAGCAAGGAAAACCCAAGCTGTCTCTGGATGACATCATCCAGGGCGAATTCCCCTCGGAGATGAAGCTCGGCTAACCAGCGAGGAGAACCACAATGCCAGTTACATCCGTAAACTTTGCAGCCAATATGAAGATTGTCTACGGGACAATCCAAGACCAGATTTCCACCCAGCCCGCTTTTATGAACCTCCTCGGGGATGGTTCTAAATTCGGAAAACCGATCAACAACCTCGGCACGCGCGGCTACGTTTTCGAGGCGCGCCTGCGGCCGAACTTCAACATGGGATTCCGTCCGGAGTCGGCAGTGGCCGGCGTCGGCGCGGCCGGCAACCAGGGCCTCGCGAATGCGACGGTCCTGCTCCGGTACGGGTATGTGCCCGAAACGATCACGGGGCAGGCGGACACGCTTTCCCGCGGTGACGCGCGCGCGTTCATGCAGGCGAAAGCCCTGCAACTGAAGTACGACATCAAGGACTTCGTGTCCCATTGCAATGTCGTAGCAGTCGGAGCGGAACCTGGTGGGCAGCTTGCCCAGGTGGCCGCGGCACCGGCGCCTGGTGCCGGCACGTTCACCGCGGACCGTGCGGCCGGCCTGCCTGGTGCGATGTTCCTCAGAATCGGAATGCCGATTGACACCAACGCAGTCGGCGGCGGCGCCCTGACCGTGAGCTCCTCGGTCATCACCGCGATCAACTACGCGACCGGACTCGTCACGCACACGGCCGGTGTCGCGGTCGCGGGTGAGGCTGTTTCGCTCGGAGGCGAGGCGGCCCTGGGTGTCGCACCCGTCTTCCCGTACACGATGGACGGACTCGTCGGTATCGTCAACGACACCGGCGCCCTGCACGGGCTGAATCCCGCGACGGCCGGCCAGGAATCCTGGCGCGCCTTCGTGTGGGACGTCGCAGGTGACAGTCTGACCTCGGACAAAATGCACACGTTGCGTCAGTTTGTCAAAAACAGGGGCGGGCTCAATCCCGACCTGTTTGTCTTCCCCTCCGCGCAGATCGCCGAAATGGTGAAATTCGCGACTCAGAATTACCGGTTTGAAACCTCGACCGGCAAGGCAGTAGGGAAACGCGCACTCGATCTCGGGTACGACGTTTTCGAGTACGCGGGCCTGCCGATCATCGAGGACAAGGATTGCCGTCCCGACCGCATCTACTGCGGCGCCTCCGAAACCATGAAAAAGTTCGAGGCGATGCCGCTTCAGCTTCTGGACAACGAAGCGGGCGCCTGGACCAGAGTCAACACTGCAACCGGAATCGCCGATGCAGTCGCGGCGTTGCTCGGAACGTACCTGAACATCGGTACGCTGCAGCGGTCCGCCTGGGGCTGCATCCGCGGGCTGTACGCGGACAACATCTGGTACGACAATCCGCAGACCGTTTAACCCATAACGGTTTTTCCCCAAGGACAGGGGATCTCCCCTCCCCTGTCCTCCTCCGGAGTGCGGGTGGGGTGCGCCATCCCGCCCGCACTTTAGGATGGAGGTGTATGGATTTTGTAGACAGTGAAACCAACGCGATGATGAACATTGCGACGCATCTCACGCTGCAGCAGATGTCCGCATGGCCGCGCATCCGCAAGATCATCATGGAACGGTGCGCCATGTTCGAGGCGGGCCGGCAGCAGGCGCCGCGGTGGATACAAAAGAAGCTCGAAGAGATCGATCCGCTTCTGCACCTGCGGTGGGATTTCATCGAAGGGTGCTATGTCGTGGACCGATTCACGAGGGTAGAGCGGGCCTGGGTTCCCGTATGCGTCTGGAAGGACGAGAACGGACCGAAGAACCTGACCTACGAACTCCTCGAAACCATCCAGGACGGTGATATGTGGCGATTCCCGTCCTACAAGGAATACCTGGCCTACAAGCGAGCGAAAGCCGAACGGCGCCGGCGCGAAAACAAGTATCAGAGTGAGCAGGCAGTCCTGGCGGCAATCGACAAAATGAGCAGCAAGGATATCGCGGAATTCACGGAGGTCAGCACGGCAATCAAGGCCGGCGAGTCCGTCGAGTTCCACGGCAACGATGAAAAATACTGGTCGGGCTATGACGCAGGCGCACGCAATGCCATAGCCGCAGACTACCATCAAAACAGGAGGATATAGGAAATGAGTACATGGCTGATGCACGTTGGGAAGGAACCCATTTACGAGCAGGTCCCAGGAGTGGGGCTGTTCACGTTTATGCCAGGAAAACCGTTGCGGATCGACGATGACTACATGGCAAGCACGATCCTGGAGCACAAGCGCAACCTGGGCCTGGTGCGGGTGCCGGTAATCCAGGATGACCGCGGGATGCTGTTCGACACCGAAACCGCAACCGAGAACGCGAAGCAGGCCCTGGCCGCCGGCCGCATGGCGATGGTCAAGGGATACATCGCCTCGTGCCAGGATCGCATCCATGCCGGCAAGCCTCCGCTGCCGCCGGCGCCGGTCATCCAGAAGATCATCGAAGAGGACGGCATCGACCTGGAGGCCGAGGGCATCAATCTCAGCGGCGCCGGTTTCAAGGTGTCGCAACCCGTCCAGGCGCTCATGGCGAAGATCGGCGCGATGGAGAAAGCCATTGCCCAACTGATGGAGCAGAACCAGCAACTGCAGGCACAACAGCAGGCGAAGGTTCCACCCAGACCTACGAGGTAAATCATGGCAATCCTGGAGAGTATGAAGGCGGATGTCATCCGCTGGGTGCGCGAACCCGTATCCGATGAACTGGCCACCGACGCGATCAACGATGCTATCGAATCGCTGTGGCAAAGCCTCATATTGGCAAATGTCGGATCGTACCTTTCGCGCAAGCCCGAGCGCCTGACCGTCGACGGTGAGGAGATCCCGTTTGAAGAACTCGGGTGCCTCGCGTTCATTCGCTATTGGGCGATCTCGTTGCTGCTTCTGAGCGTGTTCGAGTTCGATGCTGCCGAGCATTGGAGGGACCGAGCAGAGCAGGCCCGCCTTCAAGCTCTCCAGGAGGTCCTGCAGGCGTCGCGCAGGGAAGAGTCCGTCGAGTACTACGATCCCTACCAGGTAAACTAATGGCCAGAAGACTGACACCAGAAACCGTGCGCCAGTTCCGCGGCATGAATGCATGGCACTCCGTCGACCGCGTCCCGCCCGACTATGCCCTGGAATGCCTGAACGTCATCCCGTCCGGATCCGGTGGCCTGGAGAAAATGCGCTTTCCGGTCAACCTCATGGCGGCGCCGCAACCGGACCTGGCCGGCACGGGCACCCTCGTGAATTTTCAGAATGCCCTGGGCGTGCGCCAGGTGCTCGCCCTGTTCAATGGCTACCTGTACCGGATCGACCTGGACGCATGGACTGCGACCCAGATCGAATACAACGTCCTGAACGAGGGCGTGCCGAGTGCGGTCGTGTCCAACAACATGGCATTTGTCGCAAACGGTCTTCGCATGGCGAAGTGGACCGGAACCGAGTATCAGCCCTGGGGCATCGCCCAGCCACCGCTGCCCCTGATGACCATCGTGCCGATCACTGGCACCGGCGATCCGACGGAGGCGCCGGTGGTATGGTCCCGCCCGCTGGATCCGGACGAGATCCCTCCCAGCGGCATCTGGCTCGGGCCGCGCACCATATCAGTCAGCTACACCTGGTGCATCGGCGCCACTGAAACGCTGGAATCGCCGGCCACCGTTTACAATGTGCCCATGAATCACGAGGCGATAATGACGGTTCCGGAACCTCCTGCAGGAGTCACCGGATATAACGTCTACGTCGACCCACTTGGCGGAGCGAACCGCAAGAGGGCAAATACGGAAGGACATCACGGTGTGCCTAACCCGTTTATCGTCCCGAATTATATGCCGCGGGTTTTCGATGAGGTCTTCCCGTTCTGGTGGGGGATGTTTGGCTATGTGTCTCCGCCTGCTGCCAACAATACCCTGACCGGCCAGGTGCGCGCGACGGGACGCAAATACCGCGTTGCCTACGGCAATTCCGTCACCGGCCACATCAGTGCGGCGTCGGCCGCGACCGATAGCACTGGGGCCCTGCTCGCAACCGATCAGACGGAGATCCTGGTCGCGAATCCGACCGATGCGAACAACGACCAGATCTGGCTGTTTGCGACCGTCGACGGAGGCTCGGACTATTTCCTGCTGCCCAACCCGAGCAACAGTGACGGGTCCTGGCCGATTGACGGCGGCAGCACGACAAAGATCGTCGACCAGTACAGCGACGATGTCCTCGTGAAATCCTTCATCGCACCGATGCTCAACTTCCCGCCGGTGGTCGCGAAGTACCTGTGCGAGTGGGGAGGCAGGATCTTCTGCGCGAACCTGGCGGGCGCGCCGCAGGACATCATCTATAGCGGATATGAGCGCATCTACCGCGGCCGGCCCGAGGAATCATTCCCGCCGAACAATCGTCTGCGGCTTGCAATCGGGTCCGACGCCCTGGCCGGCATTGGTGTCATCCAGGCCGGCATCGTCGCATTCAGCCGCTCAAATGAGATGTTCATGTACCGCGGCACGGTGACCGATCGATCTACCGATGCGCCGGTAGAATACCTCGACACGCTTGAGAAACTGCCCTGGAATCTCGGGTGCGCGTCGCATGAGTCTATCGCCCGCACGCCGCACGGTCTGGTTTGGTTAGCGTCGGACAAAAACCTGATGATCTATTCGGGTGTCAACGAACCGACCGTCATCGGCCAGGGCCTGCTGCCGATGCTGCGGCGCATCACGGCCGGCCAGGAGGAGGACTGCCGCGGCCGGTACTTCAGCTACCTGGAACGGGATTGGTATCTGCTGCTCGCGCCTCTGGACGGCAGCACCGGCAAGAATCACATCTTCGTCGTGGACCTGGAGGCGAGCGAGGCGAATGTCGGAGCATTCCCGCTTCATGTCAATGCCGACGCCCTGGAAGTGGTCGAGGACGGCAACGGCAAGCCGAAGCTGGTGATCATGCAGGGCGGGCAGGCGAAGGAGCTCCTGCTGTCGAGCGACACGACCGGAGGGATCTCGCTGGAGTACGCCGCGACCGCAAACGAGGTGCCCGCGCACTGGCGCTCGGGCTATTTCGGCAACAGCAATCCGGAATGGATGAAGATGTTCCGCACCGGAAAGCTCACGACCGACCAGGGCGGATTCCGCGTGCAGCAGTACCTGGTCGACGCCGATTTCCGGAACCCTGTCATCGTCCCGTTCGCGCCGGTGGCGGCCGACTTTGTGATCAACCGCAAGGCCCGCCGGTGCTCGATTGAGATTCAATTCCCGACAGAGGATGTCGCGGCAAACGTCCTTGAGCTTTCGGTGTCGCACATCCTGACGAGCGCACGATGACAATTGGAGAGATTCCACCCTCGATGGATTGGGTCGTGCTCCGCCGGCGCCTGATTGAGATGCGGAACGCAATCAATAGTCTTATAACGTCGACCGCGCCGCCGCGGGCCGTGACAAACCTGTCGGCCACCGCGAAGGCGGGCGGAGTCATCGTCCTGTTCACCAGGACAAACGGCACATCCTATGTGGTCTACGCAAACGACACGCCGGCGATCGACGGTGCCGCCCGCATCGACATCGGCAACAAAGGCGAATACGTCGATGACGTCGGAAAATCAGGAGTGACCCGCTATTACTGGGTGCGCGCCATGAGGGGGAACGTCGAGAGCACCCTGGCCGGCCCAGTGAGCGCCATCACCCTGGCCCTGAATGCAGAAATAACTCCGCCGACACGCCCGCCTGCCGTGGACGAGTACGTCTACAGCGACGAGGTCGGCTATCCAGTGGAGCAATGACATGGGACTCTTCAGCAATCAATTCAAGCCGCAATCTGCAGGCTATCCGACAAACGATTGGAGCGTGAGCTCCAACTACAAACGGCAGGCGAAGACGGAGGCGCGCAACCGCAACGCGGCCCTGTGGCAGTCCTCGAACCTGCTCGGGTCCATGACAGGAGTCGGTGACGAGGCGGCAGAAGCCGTCAACCCGACGCTGGATAGTTATCTCGGACCTGGCGGCATGGGCGAGTGGAAACGCGGACAGATCAACGCGCGCACGACCGATACGAACCGGTCTTTCAACGATGCCCTGGCCTCGAACCGACTCCGCGCGCGGATGTCAGGATTCGGTTACGAGCAGCCGGCCGAGCAAATGGGCGAAACCAACGTCGAGAACGCTCGCGCCGACGCCCTCGGGCGGATCCGCGGTGACGTCGAGGCCGAGGCGGCGCCGATCCAGATGAACGCTGCCGGCTTGCGCCTGCAGTCCGGAGGGCAGCAGGCTGGGTTGTACGGGCAGGCCGCCACCGGTCAGCAGGGGATCGCCAGCCAGTTCGATCCCGCTCAGTACTACCAGCTTCAAGAGCAGGCGAATGCCCGCAAGGCGGCCCTGTGGGGCAGCCTGCTTAATGCCGGCACATCGTTCGCTACCGGAATGTGGGGCAAGAAGTAAAGGAGGATCCGCATGGCATTCACACTGAATGGCCCGAGCAAAAAACGCTACAACGACGTCGATTGGTCCTCGTTCCTCGCCGAGAGGGACTACTACGGTGACAATCCGGATCCAGGTGTCGTGCCCAGGATGACGGCATTCGGCGCGCGGCCGGCCGAGCCTGAGCCCGAGGAGGAGATCGCTATTGAGGGACCTCCGGAACCGACGCGGCTGGATCGCCTGGAGGCGGACTACAACGCCAAGCCATCCATGCGCGAGCGCCTGCTCACAACGGCACTGCCGGCAGTCGGCATCGGCCTGGGCGCCATTTTCGGTGGCGAGGCGGGCGCGACCGGCGCCGCCGCCGGCTATACCGAAGGGATGCAGCGCAACCTGGCCCAGGAACAAAGGCGGAAGCAAACCCTGCTCGCCCAGATCCAGGCGGAGCAGGACCGGCAGCAGCAGGCGGCGCAGACGCAATGGACCCAAGGGCACCAGGAGGCCACATTCAGGGAGCAGCAGGAGCACAACGCATGGCAGCGGCAGCAGGCGGAACAGAAGGCGCCCGAAACGATCAGTTCGCCCGACGGCAGCACCTACCAGTGGGATCCGATCCGGAAGACATTCACTCGCCCGCAGGTCGCGGCCGGTGATAACGCAGAGTTATCAGGCGCGGATCCGTTCGCGCCGGTGTCGACGTCCGAGCTCTATTTCACCGAGGCGGGCACGCCACCGGCCGGCATCGTCCGGACGGTAGGCAAGCGGAAGCAGACGATCCTGGATGAGTCGCAGATGAATCCTGACGAGGTCGCGATGCTCGGCCAGGGGCGCCTGCAGAACGAGATCAAGCGGCGCAAAACCGTGGATCCGGTGATCGAGGCCCAGGTCGGCCCGCGGCCGGTCCGGATGGACGGAGAGACAGACGAGGCGTTTGCCGCGCGCGACAAAGCCTGGGGCGAAAAAGCCGAGAGGCTCGAAATCGCCCGCAGGAAAGCCGGCTCGGCCACCATGCAGCTAAACATTGATCAAGCCAACCGTGCCCTCGCCGGCACGCCTGACGTTGCGACAGGGCAGCGCAATGAGGCATTCCTCGCGACGCTGCCGCCAACAATCCAGGGCATCGTGAAGCGCCTGGTCGATTACGAGGAAAAACCTGGAGTGATCTCCGCCCGCAGTCTGAACGGTCCGATCCTGAGCGCCTACGCATCGAAATACGACCCGTCCTGGGACTCGTCCATGTACGAAGTCCGACAGGCATTCCGCAAGGAATGGCACTCGACCAACCGTGCCGCCGGCGCCAACAAGGTCGCACTGAATACGGCAATCAACCACCTGAGCAAAGTGGCCGAGGCGGCCCAGGCACTGCGGAACGGAAATACGAAGGTGATTAACACGTTTAAGAACTGGGTCAAGACCGAGCTCGGCTATCCCCAGGTGACCACGTTCGAGGGCGCCATGAGTGCGGTCGCGGGCGAGCTCGCCAACGTCTTCAAGCGCACGGGCGCCACCCAGGAGGAAATCCGAAACTGGGAATCGAAGATGAACCAGAACATGAGCCGGCGCCAGTACGGGCAGCTGTTCGACACCCTGGTCGACCTCCTGGCCGGCCGCATGGATGCCCTGCAGTACTCTTACCTGGAAGTAATGGGCACGCCTCCGCCGACTCCGGTGTTATCGCCCGCGGCACGGGGCATCGTCGAGAAGCTCGGATACGATCCGCTCACGCTCAAGAGATCCGGAAAGAAAGCCGCAGGCGGCGCCGGCGGCGGAGGTGTCACTGTGAGCCACGGTGGCGCCACCTACACCTTTCCCAATAAACTCGCTGCCGACCAGTTCAAGTCGGAGATGGGAATCAAATAAATGCCCAACCCAGACGAAATCGCAAAGAAATATGGCGGCGTAAAAAGCGCCGACGCTGTTGCGGCGAAATATGGCGGGCAGCGTGTCGAGGAACCACCGACAGAAGAGCAGGAACCTACCCTGATGCAGCAATTCCAGCAGGACTTCGAGCCCGAGCCTGGAGAGGGACCTGTTGTGCGCGGGTTCAAGGGATCCGGTCGCGCCCTGCTCGGCCTTGCTGCCCTGCCGTCAAGCGTCGGGCACGCTGTTATGGACAAGCCTCGCAATGATACTGAGAGGCGTGTGGCAAGCGGAGGCCCGCTGAACCTCGCGGCAAATCGACTCATCATCGATCCGTCCGCCGAATCATTCCGGAATGCTGGAGTGGCATGGCGCGAGGGACGGCCGATCCGCTCCGTCGTGCATGGCATCCTCGGCAGCCTTCCGATGGTCGGACCCTACGTCGACAGTCTCATCACCCGCGGCGAGCAGGGCGATGTAAGCGGAGCGGTGACGGAAGGAGTAACCGGCATTGCCACAGGAAAATTTATCGCCGGCACCGCACCCAAGGTTTCGAGCGTTTTCGGTGTCAAGCCAGAAGCGGCAATGACCCAGGCAGTCATGCGCGGCCGCCGCTACCGAAACGTGCAATGGAACGAAGCGAACAAGCGGCAACTGCCAGGGCTGGCGGCGCGCGAGCGGGCTATGGGCAACGCCATCACCGGCGGCGCGGAAGAAGCGGCGATCGACAACCTGGTGCGCGTCCTGAACGAGCAAAAGCGAGGACTCTGGGAGCAGTACGAACAGAAACTGCGGGCCGCGCAAAACACGCCGCCGCAGGAGTGGCAGATCCCTGTCAACCGGCCGCAGGGACCGATCCCAGGGCAGACCGTCAACATTGACATGAATCCTATGGCGGCCTCCGAGTCGGTGATCGCCACACGGTCCGGACTGCCGGCCACCAGGCCGAACCTGCCCGCCACCAGGCCGCCGCAGGGACCCATTCCAGGGCAGCGGGCCCTGCCGCCTCCCCAGGGCGGAGCTCTCGGTCCGTCCGCGCCCAGGGCCCAAGGCGCGGGAGCTCCTGGCGCCGGTGTCCAGTATGAAACCGTCATGCACAACGCCAGCCTGATCGACGGCAGCCCGATTGCCGACGCGATGGTCCGGAACATCCATCCGAAGATCCGCCTGGAAAATCCGCGCATGGTGCAGTTCGTTGAAAACCTGGCGAACAAGTACCGGCGGCAATTCTCGCCTGTCGAGCTCGAAAATCTCCTGCAGGATCTCAACGCCGAGCTAACCACCTACTACCGCAAGAATCGAATGGACCGGCGGGCGGCCGAGGCAAACCCTGCCACTGCATGGAAGGTGGCCCAGGGCGATGCCATGCGCGACGCCTTGTACAGCAAGCTCGATGAGCTCACGGGACCAGGCGCCGCGGAGCTCAAAAAGGCTTACGGGGATCTACTCACGATGGAACGCGAGATCATGTCGCGCCAGGTGCAGGTGACCGGACAGGCGCCGATGGACCTTCCGCAGAGGCTCACGGCAGGGCAGGCCCTGTGGGATACCGGCAAGGCGATCCTGTCGGGCAATCCGCTGAAAGCCGGCGAGGGCCTCATGGGGTATGGCATTGCCAACTACCTCAAGCGCATCAACTCGACAAATTACCTGATCAAGCGGGCATTCGAGGAGATGAACAACCCGAATGCCGGCCGGTTCAGCGGAGTGGCGCAATCCATGCCGAAGGCGCTGCCGTTATCGCAGACCGTGCGCGATTTCCAGAACCTGGACACCGGTGGCGAGCTCATCGAAAATCCTACTGGGGCCGTCGCGCCGCCTGCCGCCGCCGCGCCCGAGACTCCTCCGAAGGACGGGACCCAGACCGGATCCCTGCTCCAGCAGATCCTCCGCCGCAATATGTTCACCGACGCCGCCAAGCTCGCGCCGGCAGCCCTCGGCTATCTGCAGGGCAGTCCTGTAGCCGGCGAACTCAAGAAGGCAGGGCAGGCAGTGCTCGACGCTCCGAAACTCCCTGGACAGATGCTGCAGGCGGAGAAGCAAAGCCATGACCAGGCGATGGATATCATGCGCCGGCACGGTGCGCCCGAGGCCCTGCAGAACGACCTGGGGATCCCGCTTTTTGCGGCGGCAAACAAGGACAAGCTCACTCCGGAAGAAGCATCGGCCCTGGATGAGCGGTTTTCCAATTATTCCATGGGCATAGGCAGTATGAGCGGCGGGCTCGCGAAATTGCGCGCGGCCAAACCGCGGATAAGGCCGGCGCTGGCGCCCAAGATCGATGTGCCCCTGGAGTCCCTCCGCGGCGTGCCGGCCGATGTGCAGCAGACCCTGATCGGCCCCAGGCCGCCGGTCCTGCCGACCAAAGCCAGCAAGGCGATTGCCCAGTACGACCTCGGCCAGGAGCTCGCTGGTGGTGTCATCGAGGCAGCGAAAAGCGGGCCGCCGCCCAAGATCCGCCCGCTGCAAGGGAAACTGTCGGCGAACGAAAATGAACTCGTCAAGTATATGCGCGCCAACTATGTCGAGTACGCCGACAACTACGCGGCCGACATCGTCGCATGGGTGCGCCGGCAACTGGGCGCGGGGAAGCACGCAGTCCACGTTAACAAAAAGACCCTCATGTCCATCGACATCTCGAGCAATTGCCCACTGATGAAAGGCGGCACGCCCTGCGCCTACTGCTACCGGTATATGCCCGAGGCCCACGCGGAACTGCTCGCGAAGGACGCGGGCATGACGGTCGAGGCATACAAAAAGCTGAAAGGCGGGAACCCGACCAAGGCGCCGAAGAGTTACGACTTTGCGCCATACAAGGACGAGATCCTGCAGATGGATCCCGACCTGATCAAGTTTATGAATGACAAAATGGGCGGCCTGCGCGTCAACTCGTTTGGCGATTACGAGGCATGGCAAAAGCCGATCCTCGACAAAATCATGGCGGACGCCCAGAAGAGGGGGCTCAAGCTCAAGATCATCACAAAGCAACCCGAAATGATCGCGGTCTATGGCGGCCGCCCTGGCGTGTCGTTCAACGTATCGACGGATTTTGCACCGGAATTCGCGCACCTGATCACCAATGACAGTCGATTGCGGGCACTGCTTTCCAAGAAATCGTCACGCAAAATCATCTCGTCGGCAATGGATCCAGACGAGGTAGTGAAACTGAAGAAAAAGGACCCGTCCATCAAGTCGCGCTATGTGGCTATCGGCGGGCGCCAGGAGGCAATTGCCGCGGTCGCGGATCCCAGGTTCGATGTCGTGACGCTGTACCATGGCATGACGGGCGAAGAATTTCTGACGCGCGTCTGGAAGCACCAACGTCCCGAATTCATGCACCAGACCACCACAAAGACGGCAAGCGGCGTCGAGAAAACGAATCCTCCCACGCTCGGAGAACGCAATACGCGGGCCCTGGCGCGCGCGTTTAAGGTTGAAAACGCGAAGAAGTTCCGCGGATCCGTCACCCAGGAGGAACTCGACCAGGTTCTGGGAAAAGGAAAGATGACAGTGGAGGCTTTCAACCGCAAGGCCCTGGACAAACTCTGCTGCCAGACCGGCAACTGCTCGACCTGTCCCGCGTTGTGCGGGCTGAAGGCGGGCACGGTGGCCGTGCTCGTAGGAATGATGCTCAACGGCACAAAGGGCATCGCCCTGAATGAAATGGCCGACTACCTGCAGAGCATCGGCGAAGGCGCCGCGGCAAAGGAAATGCGATCCATACAGCCCGACGCTATTCAGTAATCCCGCCGGCCGTGTATCGGCAGATGAAGGCAAGCACTTTCCCGAGGACATAGGGGGCTAACCCGATGCAGGTCAGGAAAGCGATCACATCGCCTGGTATCGATTCACCGCTCGTCCAGAGCATCAGCATGATGCCGATGTGTCCGCAGAACCAAATGAACGATATCACTCCCCAGAATCGTTTGATCATGGGGCCGATCATAACTCGGAGGATTGAAAAATGAAACGTATACTTTGTTTTCTCATTCTGGCGATGGCGTTGCCCTGGCCGGCGGCCGCCGCGCGTCTGACCGGAACCGTCAAACGTCCGGACGGCACGACCCTGACCGGACGGATCCGCATGACACTGTCGCGGCCGGCTCACGACACG